TGGCAATTCTTGCAGAAAGCCATTTTTTTAAATTTTTGAAATTAGAACGCGGGAGTTTTTAAAAAGTGCCGAGCAAAGAAATTAAAAAATCGAATATAGGCGGCGACAGGGCGGAACAGCTCAAAGAACTCTTTAAAGACGTCGACGGCGCTAAGGATATTATCGAAAAGCTCATAACCGACGTCGTTTTCCTTGAGGCTCGCATGGAAAGACTGCGGGCGCTCCCTCAAATTGAAGTTAACCCGCGGAACCCTGCACAGCAACGGCAGACGGTGGCGTGGAAGCAGTACAAGGAATGTCTTCAGCAATACGGAAACTGCATCAAGATATTGACGGGTATACTGCGGAAAGACAGCGGCGAAGAGGAAAGCCCGCTGAGGGCATATCTGAACTCGAGGTTAAAGAATGACTAATCTCGAGGAGTATTATGAAGCGATAACCTCGGGCGAGATCCTTGTAGGGCAGGAGCTTCGGCAGATGCTCGACATGCTGATGGACGACTTAACGTCGTACAGATACGATACGGCGGCGGCAGACGAGCGCATCGACTTCATGGAGCATTGTATACGGCTAACAAAGAGCCCTTTTTACGGTCAGCCTATGCAGTTAATGCTCTGGCAGAAGGCTTTTATTGAAGCCCTGTACAGCTTCAAGATGGACGACGGGACGGATAGGTTCAGAAGAGCGCTCCTCCTTATCGCACGAAAAAACGCTAAATCGGAAACGTGCTCGGGGCTCGAAATGACTGAGATGGTCGTCGGGCAGGCAGGCGAGGACATTGTATGCTCCTCAAATGACGACACGCAGGCGAATATATTATACGACGCCATAAATACGATGAGGCTTATGGTAGACCCACAGCAGGCGGACACGTGGCGGAACCAGCAGTGTATTCGGAACAAGATCAACAACAGCAAGATATTCAAACTGTCTGACAGGACGCGCAACAAAGAGGGCAGGAATATCGACTTCGCGGTTATTGACGAGTGTCACGAGATGAAAGACGCGACGATTGTCAAAAGTATTGAACAGTCTCAGTCATTGAAGCCGAACCCGAAGCTCATAATGATAACGACGGAGGGGTTCGTTAACGACGGGTTCCTCGATGAAGAGCTCCGCAGGGCGCGGGCTATCATCAACGGCGAGAGCGACGAAGAGCGGTACCTGCCGTGGTTATATACGCAGGACAGCGAAAGGGAAATCTGGGAAGAGCCTCGGACGTGGGTTAAGTCGAACCCGTCGCTCGGCATCGTGAAACGCTGGGACTACATGGAGGAGCAGGTTAACCTCGCAAGGAAGTCAAAAGCGGACAGAATGTTCACGTTATCCAAAGATTTCAATATCAAGGTCAACGAGAGTTCTGCATGGTTAATGGCTGAGGAAATCGAGAACGAGGACACGTTCGACCTTGAGGACTTCCGCGGGTGCATAGCCCTTGCAGGCGTAGACCTTGCAGAGACGACAGACATGGCGGCGGCGCATGTCATGCTGATGAAGCAGGGAGACAAAACGAAATATATACACTCCATGTACTGGGTTCCAGAAAGCAAGCTAGAGACCGCAGACGACAAGGAAGCGGGCGCGAAGTATACGGAGTGGGCGAAGGCGGGGCTCGTGAGGATCTCCGAAGGGAACGAGGTCGACGTCGGGCTCGTGGCTGACTGGCTATATGAGCTATATAAGGACTACGGGCTTCGAATATACATGACAGGCTACGACCAGAGGTTCGCCAAAGACTTCTTAAAGCGCATGGAGTATTACGGGCTGGACGCGGAAATGATCTATCAGAACCGATACGTTATGAGCCCGCCGATGAGGCTTGTTGAAGCGGATTTAAAAGACAAAATAATCAACTACAACAACAACGAAATAACGCGCTGGTGCCTTTCGAACACCGCAATAAAGATCTGGGACACGGGGCTGATAATGCCCGTCAAAATCAAGGGACAGCCTGCGCGCAGGAAAGACGGAACTGATGCTTTAATAGACGTCTATGAAATATACAGGAGATACCGAACGGAGTTTATGGGGGCTCTAACATAATGGGAATTTTTGACTTTTTCAAAAAAAGAAGAGACCAGCGGCAGGAATATACGCTCATGTCGATGCTCAACGGCAGGACGCCGATATTCTCGTCTTTCGGGACTAATATATTCGCCTCGGACGTAGTCCAGCAGGCAATATATACCGTTGTGACGGAAATGCGGAAACTGAGCCCGCGGCACGTAGTCCGCGAGGGTTACGACTTGGCGCCCGCACGGTATCAGGACATTCAAAGAGTGCTGGATCGTCCGAACGAGCTCATGACTAAATCTGACTTCATTGAGTGGATCACGTGGGCGGTGATGCTCAATTATAACGCGTTTATCTATATGAAGCAGGAGGACGGCAAGTTAAAGGGACTCTATCCAGTGAACCCGACACAGACAACATTCATGGAAGCGCCCTCGGGAAAAATATACGTCCGCATGGCGTTCCAGAATGGGACGTCTTACGACCTGCCGTATGCGAATTTCATACATATTAAGACTCACTTCTATAACAACGAGTTCATGGGCGGCGGCGATAACGGGAGCCCAGACTTTAGCGGACTTTTAAAGACGCTCGACATGAATGAGATGCTCCTCGACGGCGTAAGAAAGGCGCTGGCATCGTCATTCGCGATCAATGGAATTATTCAGTACAACACGATGCTCGATAACGGGCAACAGCTCGAGGAAATAAGAAAATTCGAGCAGAACCTCGCCAACAGTCAGAGCGGCATTCTCCCGCTCGACCTTAAGGCGCAGGTGGTGCAGTTCAACCGTCAAATTCAGATGGTCGACGAGCAGACCCTTAAATTCATTGACGACAAAATACTGCGATATTTCGGCGTCCCGATTGAAATAGTCCGCGGCAACTACACGACGGAGCAGTATCAGGCATTCTATCAGCGAACACTTGAACCGCTTATCGTTAATTACAGCGAGGCATTTACTCAGGCAATATTCACAGAGCGGGAAATCGGGTTCCGTAACGAAATAATATTCTACCCGAAGGAGTTGATCTTCATGTCGACACAGCAGACGTTGGAAATGATAAACCTCCTCGGACAGAGCGGCACGTTATACGAGAATGAAAAGCGCGTGGCACTGGGGCTTGAACCGCTGGAGGAACTAAGAGGCGTAAGGCTTCAGTCGCTTAATTATGTCGACGTGACTATCGCTAAGGAATATCAGACAGGCAACATCGGAAACACAGGCGCAGGAGCGCAGAAGGGAGAGGAATAATGGAGTTAAACACAAGGTTGGCAAAGGCATTACAGAAGGTCTATGAATGCTTCGTTGGACACACAGATTTAAGCGGCGAACAGCCCGACGAGCCTGTGCAGAGTAACCTCGAGGCGCTTCTGTACGCGCTGGCAGGAATGCAGGTTGAACAGGTTGCACCCGAGACAGAACTTGAAAATATACTTGCGAAGTTCGCACAGAACCGAAGCGAGATCAGCGGCGGCAGTGGCGGCGGAGGTGGTAAATAATGGACAAGGAAATCAGGTCTTATGACTTTGAAATGCGCGCGGAGCAGAGAGAAGATGGAACGCGTGAAATATACGGGCGTCCCATCGTCTACGAGGCAACGACAGACCTTGGCTGGTTTGATGAAAGAATAGCCCGCGGCGCTCTTGACAAAGCGAATCTGAAAGACGTCCGCCTCCTTGTGAATCACGATACGAGCATGATCCCGCTCGCGCGATCAAGGAACAATAACGCCAACTCAACTATGCAGTTATCTCCCGACGCGGAAGGACTTGCATTCAGGGCATCGCTCGACGTTGAAGGCAATACCGATGCAAAGAACTTGTATTCAGCAATCGAGCGCGGCGACATAACGGGCATGTCATTTATGTTCACGGTCGACGGCGAAGGGTGGGAAAACCTAGACAGCGAGCACCCGACGAGGATCATAACTTCAATATCAAACGTCTTTGAGGTCAGCGCAGTAACATTTCCTGCATACGAACAGACCTCTATCGGCGTTCGAGATAAACAGGCGCTGGAGAGCGTCGAAACCGTGCTGGAGAGCGCGAGGGCATCACTGGAGAGTGAGCGGAGGGCGACAGCCTTAAAGAAATTTAATGAGAAGTGGAGGGCGAACGAATGACCAGAGAGGAGTTCGTTAGCAAAAGGCTTGAATGGCTTGAAAGCAGAAAAGCGGAACTCATAGCCGAAGCCCAGACGGCAGACGTCGAGGGCATCGAGGCAAGGAACGCAGAGCTTGAAGGCATACAGGCGGAAATCGAAGAGATAAGAGCCCTTAAGGAGACGGAGAACCCGCTCAATGAAAACATTGAGGAGAGGGACTTTAATCCTCTGGGGACTTACGGATCAGAAAAAAAGGAAGAGGTAAGGAAAATGGCAGAATTTGACATTAACTCCGCAGAATACAGAGACGCATGGCTTAGAAGGCTCATGGGTAAGGAGATCACGGCAGAGGAAAGGACAGCCATTACAATGAAACAGGCAGTGATCCCGACTGAAACACTTAATAGGATATACGGCAAGCTGGAGGAGAATAGGCTCTACGCAGAAATCGCGCCCACACAGTTCAACGGCTATCTCCGCGTTCCCTACGCGCAGACCGTTAACGACGCGTCATGGGTTGATATGGGCACAGCATCGACAGACTCCGCAGACGTAGTCAACAGCATCGTCCTCGGAGCTTATAAGCTCATCAAGACCGTTGAGGTAGAGGCAGACATGGAATATATGTCTATCCCTGCATTCGAGAGCTGGCTTGTCGCACAGCTCACGGCGAAAATGCTTCGTGCCATCTGTGCTTCGGCAATAGCAGGCGCAGGCACTACGGAGCCCACAGGCGTTCTTACAGCCGTATCTCCCGTGGCAACAACTATCACTTACAAGGACATTCTTGCCCTTATGGCAAGCGTAGACGGTGCATATCACGACGGATCAGTCTTCGTATGCTCGGCGGCAACATACTTCAACCGTATAATGGGACTTGCAACAACTGTTGGACAGCCTCTTACATATCAGGGCGTTGAAGGCATCGAGCAGGAGCCTGCATACTGGCTTCTGGGTCATAGGGTTATTCTTGACAACAACTGCGACAGCGGCAACGACGCGAGTCTTATTTTCGGGAACTTCCGTGACGGTTACGCCGCCAACTGGGCTAAACCTATAAGCATTGATTCGGACGAATCTGTCGAGTTCCGCAAGGGCTCCACAGTATACCGCGGACTTGGCTTATACGACGGCAACGTGGTCGACACGAACGCGTTCGCGGTCGCTACCGTGACCAGCGCTTAAGAGGGTTAAGGAATGAAGTTAAGGATCATAAGACCGTTCTACGACAAAGTGACGGGCGAGCTCTACAAGGCGGACACGGTCGCAGAGTTTAAGAAAGACAGGGCTCTTGAGATCATGAAACGCCTGCCCGACTACGTCGAGGAGGTTAAGGAAAAGAAAGCAAAGAAGAAAGAGGCATAGAATGGACACTTCTGCTGTGCTCACTTACGTTAAGGCGTCGCTCGGCATTACAGGCGAATATCACGACGCACTCTTAACGAATTACATTAACGAGGTCGCCCTTTACCTGCTGGCGGCAGGCGTCTCGACGACAGTCATGGCGACGGAGGCGGTATATGGTTGCATCGCTCGCGGCGTTGCGGATCTCTGGCAGTACGGAGCGGGAGAGGGAAAGCTCTCCCCGTACTTTAAAGAGCGCGTGATACAGCTCGCGACAATGGTGGAGGGATAACATGTATAAACCCACGACACCATTTTCCGTCGCGATGCAGGTTCTCGTTCCGACGACGACACGGGTGCAGGGCGTCGCGAAAAAGGTCTACACTGAGGGCGCTGTTTTCTTCGGCTCGTTCCGCACTTTCGGCGGCAGTGAGCGCGAGGTCAACGACGTCATTCAGATAGACAAGACCGCGACAATAGACACGTGGTACCGTCCCGACATTACGGCGAACTGCCAGATAAGAATACTCGAGAACGGGCAGGTTTATGACATCATAAGCGATCCCGAAGACATCGAAATGAGGCATCAGTACCTCCAGTTCAAAGTTCGGAGAGTGGGCGGCGCAGTATGACGATGAAACTCGACACGGCAGAGCTCCAGAACATGCTTGAAGTTATCAGCAAGAAAGGCTTGGACGTTAAGGCGGCGGCAGACGAGGCGCTGACCGCCACGTCCGACCTTATAGCTGAGAATTTAAAGACGGCGGCGTCTCCGTATGCAGGCAGAGGGCGAAAAGGCTACGCCACGGGCAGAATGTACGCGACTATCACGAACGGGGGCGTAGAGTGGGACGGCTCGACGGCAACGGTGCGGGCTGGCTTTAAAATCAAGGACGCGCTCGAGAGTATATTCGTTATGTACGGCACGCCGCGCATCGCAAAAGACCAGAAGGTCTATAACGCGATAATGGGAACCAAAGTAAAAAAGGAGATAAAGGAACGGCAGGAGGAAATTCTGCTGGAGTATATGGGGTTATCAAATGGACGTTAAGACATTGTTAATAAACACGATTGAAAACGAATATGGAGACTATCCCGTAGTTCAGCAAGGTTCAATGTCTGCCGAAGATCCTTATCCCGCGGACTTCTTTACGTTCTTTAATAACAGCGCAGACGGCGACGGGTTCTTCGATGATGCCGAAAGCCGCATAATATGGGACTTTGACCTTAACTTCTATTCAAACGACCCGACACATGTTAACAGCATTTTAACGACGTTAAAGGCGCCTCTGAGGGAGGCTGGCTTCATCATAACGGGCGCGGGGTATGACGTGCTCAGCGACGAGCCAACACATACGGGGCGCGGCATTAACGTCCTTTATATCGAGAATTTGGAGGAATAGACATGGCTCTTGGTAATAATACTTTCGTCCATGAGTTCCGCGGAACTGACGACCTCTATATCGCGCAGGTTCTCACAGACAACAACGAGGAGAACGGCGGTTACACGACAGGCACGGTCTTTAAACTGGCGCCCGTGGCTCAGATAAGCAAGACAACTGAGCAGTCTTCCGCGACTAAATATTATGACAATAATCCCGCCTTTACGATCAACGCTAAGGGTGCGGACACATTAACTCTTAATATCCCTGCATTATCGCTGGCGAACCTCGCCGCCATAACTGGCATGTATTACGATCCCGCGACAGGCGCCCTTTCAGAGGGTGACGGCACTCCCGCCGATTTCGCGCTCGGTTACAGGCTGGGGCTCTCAGACGGGTCTTATCGCTATGTATGGCGCTATAAGGGGACATTCGCTATTCCCGACGAGGAATCCCAGACACGCGATGCAGGAACCGACAGCAACGGTCAGACGCTAACATATACGGGCGTCGCCACTCAGCATATTTTCACGAAGAGCGGCAAAGCAGAGAAGGCGCTCGTCGTTGATGAGAGGGACGGGCTCGCCGAGCTCTCGAACTTCTTCAACGCGGTGACGACCTGCGACACTATTACGGCGAAGGCTTAACGCATATCAAGGAGGGCGTGGCATGAAGTTGAATATCTGGAAGAACCAGAAAGAAATCGAGAAGACTTACGAGGTGCGCGAATATGACATTATGTTCGGCACGGTCGAGGATCTCCTCGGCATACTGGACGAGGCTAAGACGGGCACGGAGGAGGAAATAACGGAAATAGTCCTTAAGAACAGGCGGGCGTTCTACGACCTGCTGATGGACATTTTTCCCGAGCTTACAAGGGAGGAGTTAAGGCGGACGAAGATAAAAGAGATCGTTCCGTTATTCTTCGCCTTGTTTGAATATGCTAAGGGCTCGTTTTACTCAAAAAACTGACGGCGGGGGGCGGTGACGCTCCCCGTACTATGTATGAAACCATGTTCGACTTAACGGACTTATTATGCCAGCGCTACACGGCGTTAACGCCCTTTATTGTACGGCGGGAGCGCTTCGGCGAGGTGGCAAAGCTCGTGAGGCGGATAAATGATAGAGAATACACAGCCAGCGGCGGGAAAGTGAACGACCGCGTGGAAATCGACAGCGCGGGAAATAGGCATATCTGGCGCGAGGCTGGCGACGACTTCTGGTAAGGAGCGCAAATGGGAAAAGACCTTGAATCGACCGTCAAATGGAAGGTCGACGTATCACAGTTTAAGAACGCTATTGCAGAAGCGAACAGGAGCATAAAGCTCGCCAACAGTGAGTTCAAGAGGGCGTCGGCAGGGCTTGACGACTGGAGCAAGTCGGAGGACGGTCTCGCCGCCAAAATGCGGCAACTCTCAGCCGTTGCAGACGCACAGCAAAGGAAAGTCGACATTCTGCGCCAGCAATACGAGGAGACAGCGAAGGCGCAGGGCGAAGACAGCAAGGCGGCGCAGGACTTAAAAGTTCAGCTAAACAATCAAGAGGCGGCTCTTGAAAGCACTAAAAAGGAAATGAGAAAATACTCCGAGGGCGTAGATGACGCCGAGGAGGAAACAAAGGAAACGACGCAGAGCCTCTCCGCGATGAAGGTCGCCATCGGAAACCTTATTGCAGATGGCATTAGAAAGCTCATTTCCTCGCTCGGAGAGCTGAAGGAGGCTTATGAGGACTACGATGCAGGTGCAGACCTCATCATAACCAAAACAGGCGCCACAGGCGAGACGCTCGCGGCATTATCTGACAGTTATGACAAGGTTCAGCACAGCGTCCTTGCATCGTCGGAAGACATAGGCTCCGCCATCGGCGAGGTTAATACACGCTTCGGCTATACGGGCAGGGAGCTCGAGGATCTGACGGAAAAATTCTTAAAATTTGCGCAGATAAACGGGACTGACGTATCGAGTTCCGTTGACAGCGTTCAAAAGACACTGGCGGCATTCGGGCTTGAAGGGCATGAAGCGGGCAGGGTGCTCGACGCCTTAACGCTCACAGGGCAGAGAACGGGCGTCTCTGTAGACAAGCTGACGGACGGGCTTTTAAAGAATGCGACAGCATTTCAGCAGATGGGGCTCGGCGTGGAGGACGCTATAGTATTAATGGGGCAGGCTGAGCTCTCAGGCGCCGACATGGAAGTTATCATGAACGGCGTCAGCAAGGCGTTAAAGACAGCCACAGAAGAGGGCGTCCCTCTGTCTGACGTCCTTGCAGAGATAGAGGACGAGATCCGCAACAATACGAACGAGACCGAAGCGTTGGCGCTGGCGTATGATTATTTCGGCAAGAGCGGCGACAAGGTGTTTAATGCGATCAAGGGCGGCACGCTTACTTTTAAGGACTTCGGCGGGGCGGCTGAGGACGCCACGGGCGCGGTCGAGAATACTTATGCGGCGACGCTGGACGGCATGGACGAAGTCAAGTTAATGCTCCAAAGCGCCAAAGCCGACATAGGCAAGGCAATCTCTAACTTCCTTGATGAGAACAGGGAGGAGATAAAAGCCTTTATTGAGGGCGTTATACGGTTCGTTAAAAACCTCATTAACTTTATTCAGCAGAACGGCAGAACGATCATCGCGGTTCTCGCTTCCATAGCCTCAGCCATAGCGGTCACGTTTACGGTTAACAAGGTAACGGCGTTCGCAGGGGCTATAAAGTCGTTATTCTCGCTTATAGCCGCGCACCCGTTCGCGGCGCTGGCTGTCGGGGTCGGGGTGGCAGTCGCGGCACTGGCGCAGTTTATCCCGAACGCGAGGGAAGCGGCGGAAGAACTCTACGGGCTAAGCGAGGAACAGAAGGCTTACAACGACGCCATAATGGAACAGGCGGACGCGTGGAAAGCTACGTCTGAGGCAAGGGCTGAAGCCTTTTCTGGCGTCGACAGCGAAATAGAGCATAGTCAGAAGCTCTGGGACGAGTTACAGGGCATTGTCGACGAAAATGGCAAGATCAAGGAAGGCTATGAAGACCGAGCCGCGGTTATAACTGGCATCTTATCGCGGGCGCTCGGCGTGGAGATAGACCTTACTGACGGGCAGATTCAAAACTATAAAGAGTTAAAAGCGTCTGTGCAGGACGTTATTAGCGTAAAAAAAGCGGAAGCGTATTTAATGGCGGACGAGCAGGCGTATGCGGAAGCCCTTAAGGGCAGAAAGGACGCTTATGAGGATCTCGCACAGGCGAGGCGGAACGCGTCCGTTGCTGAGGGTAAGCTCGCCGCCGCCGAAGCCGAAGCGGAGAAGATAAGAGCGGAGTACGAAAGCGCGGGTATCACACGCCGAAGAATGATGCTTTCCCAGATGGTCGAAGCGGAAGCGAAGGTCGACGTGCTGACCGATGCATACAACGAGCAGAACGAAACGCTACTCGCCGCGCAGGGACGTTATGACGGCTATATGACGACCATACAGAACCACGAAGGCTTGATGGAAGCCATAGAAACGGGCGAGGTCGAGCCCATGACCGAAGCTATGATAAAACTCGGCGAAAGTTACGGAACGGCGGCGACCATGTCGGAGGAAAGCCTTAAGAAGCAGGAAGCATATTTAAAGCAGAAAATATCCGACATGCGGAAAGATATACAGGCAGGCGGAAAGCAGTATACTTCCGACCAGCTTGCTATATACGAGAGGCTGTATAACCAGACCGTCGGCGAGCTCGGCAAGATAGAAAGCGAGCACGCGACGGCAGGGCGCGAGGCTCCGAGGCAATACCAGAAAGGCTATGAGGAAACGGCACCCGCGGCGGTCAACGCGGCTCAGTGGTTCGCTGACCAGATAACGGGCGAAATGAACAGCGTCGGCGCTGGGGCTTATACGTCGGGGTCTAACGCGGGAACGTGGTTCACAGACGGCTTAAAGGCAGGCATACAGAACGGGCAGGGGTCTTTGTTCTCAGCTATAACGACGCTGGGAACGACGATGCTCGGCAGAATGAAGGCGTCACTTAAAGAGGAAAGCCCGTCTAAGGCTACGAAGGAAATGGGCGAGTTCTTAATGCAGGGGCTCGGCATCGGCATGAAAGAGGGCTCTAGAGCGGTTCTGGGGCAGGCTGACGCGTTCGGCGGGGCGCTCCTGTCGTCCTTAAAGCAGAACGTCAACGGGAGCCTCGCAGGGCTCCAGCAGAACGTCAGCGTCGCAGGCGCAGGCGGTCAGACGGTCGTCTTCAATCAGTACAACAACAGCCCGAAGTCGTTGGACGCCTTGACGATTTACAGGCAGACGAACAGCATTCTTTTTAACGCGAAAGTGAGGGGCGCATAATGCCGAGACTGACTTTTACTTCAAAAGGCGGAAGCATCGCCTGTAATATGGGAAAAAGCGGTGAGCCTTATAAGGTCGCTCAGATGCAGGGTTTTTCTCCTGCGGAGGCGGTCGTAAATCTGACGCAAATGGCGCAGAACGACGGCGCCCTCTATAACTCGTCAAAAGTGGGCTCGAATACGCTGAATGTGGCGCTGGCTATCGAGAGAGACGCCGAAAGATACAGGCTGGAGGCATATAAAGTCTTTCGCCCGAAAAACGCGATAAAAGTCGAGTATAAGACGCAGGCGGTTGACGTCTGGATAGAGGGCTATGTATCGCGGGCAGACCTGCAACACATGGACATAAAGCAGGTGCTCACGGTCGAGATAATATGCCCGTTCCCGTACTGGCGGAGCTCACAGCAGAGCAAGAACGAAATGAACGCCGTTGTTAAAGACTTCCATTTCCCGTTTGCGATCACTGCGGCGGAACCTGTTCCGATAAGCTACGCGCAAGGGCTGACGAATACGGTCGTCGTTAACAATGGCTCGGCGGCTACGGGATTTAAAATGACCATGCAGGCGACGGGCACGGTGACGAACCCGAAAGTCTTTAATTATATTACAGGCGAGTTCTTCGGGCTGAATGTGACGTTGCAGGCGGGCGACCTCGTGACGGTAGACAGCACGGCAGGCAACAAGACCGTAACTCTTACTCGTGATGGCGACGAGACGAACATATTTAACGTGATAATGAAGGACGCCGTATTCTTAACGCTGGATATAGGCGACAATGTGTTCACGTACGAAGTGGCATCGGGCTCAGCGGCAGACTTAACGGTCGACTTCTATCATTACGACCTTTACACGGGGGTTTAAAATGCGCGCGGTAATTATGGACACAGCTTATTCAAGAATAGGCGAGATTGACGACTATATATCCTATATCTGGACGGAGCGGTATTACACGAGCGGCGACTTTGAGCTCATAGTCCCGATAACGCCGAAGAACGTGGGGCTCTGCGCCCTCGGGAACTATATAATCCGTGCAGACGTCCCGACGTTAACGGTCTACGGAGACGGGAGCCCGTATGAATGTTATGACAATATCGGCGTTATTGAGACTCTTGAATATGACGAGGGCATCGACGGCGTGGAGCGAATGCACGTCTCGGGGCGTTTCTTAACGGGCGTCCTGTCGCGCAGGGTGGCGACGGAGTGGCGGGCGACTGGCGTCCGTCCGCAGATGGCGGCGTACAGGCTCATATCAGAGAATATGGGCGTCCTCGCCTCGGAAGACCGAAAGATCCCAGAGCTTGACTACGCGTCCTTTGACGACGATCAAACGGGCATGACGTCGACGATTGACGTTGTTATCAACGGCGAGAATGTACTCGCCGCCTGCGAGAGCTTGGCGGAGAACTACGGCTTCGGTTTTAAATTGCAGTGTATGCCGACTTTTAAGCCGTTATACACGCCCGAAGGCTCTTACTGGCGCTTATGTCTATATAAGGGCGTCGACAGGAGTTACGGGCAGAACGAGAACTCCTACGTCGTTTTTTCGGACGTGTACGACAATTTATTATCGTCTTATTACAAGGCAGATAAGCGGAACTATATAACGGACGTTCTTGTCAACGGGGAGATCCTCGACACGGGTTACAGGTATACGACATGGGCGACGAACGGGAACACGAACACGGGGCTCGACCGTTACGAGGCATTCGTGGAGAGCTCGCAGGTTCGGACGCTGGAGGACGGAACAGTCCTTACGGACGCGCAGTATATCGCGAATCTCCAGCAGGAGGGGCGGCTGAGCCTGCATAACTTAGAGCAGGCGTTCTCGGGCGGAGTGCTCTTCGGGGCGTATCAATACAGGCAGGACGTCAACGTAGGCGACGTGGTGACGATAAGGAACGACAGGTGGGGCGTCTACGTTAACGCCCGCATCATTGAAATGATAGAGAGCACGGCAGAGAGCGGCGAATACACATGCACGCCGACGTTCGGAGTATAAGGAGGTAGAAATGGCTATTGAGTATATGTTCTTTAACGCGGTAGAGAATGCGGGCGTATACGACAGGACTTACAATGCAGAGCAGTTCAGCTCATGGCTCGACGAGATCGTCGGCAACGGTGTCTTCGCATATCCGTCGAACAACTTGCAGGTCTTGGCAGACGCGGGAATGTATGTAACCTTAAAGGCAGGCGCCGCGTGGATATACGGGCATAAAATGACCCTTGACGCGGACATGCGTATAACCGTTCCGCAGGCAGACGTCGCGCTGGATAGAATCGACACTGTCGTCGCTTACTGCGACTGGCAGTCGAGGAGCATGGGAATCGAGATTCATGAGGGAACTCCTGCGGCGAGTCCCGTTCCCGTAGCAGTTAACCAGACAAGAGGAATAAGATACGAACTGCGACTGGCAGACATTTACGTGACGCATCAGACGACGACCATAACGCAGTCAAATATAACAGACACAAGATCATATCCCGAATGCGGCTACGTTGCGGGTCTTATCGACCAGCTCGACACGTCGACCCTTTTCGCACAGTGGACGGACGCATGGGAGAGGTGGTTCGCTGAAATACGTGAGGGCACGTGGAGCGCCAACTTTATAAGCAAGGTCGAGACCACGTTCACGCTGACCGCCAGCACTGACAGGATCATCGTTGAGGATTATATTTCGGACTTTGTTGCGGGGCAAGACGTTCTTGAGGTATACTTTAACGGCATGAGGTTGTCTAAGGACGAAGAGTATACAGAAAGCGCCATGCCCGCAGGCTGGCAGGTGGACTTCCTTACGGCGCCCTCGGCAGACGTGAGCTGTACGTTGGTGACGTTCAAACCTATCCAGATATAAATAGTAACACGTTAGTTACACAAGGCATTAAAAATGCCTTAAACACGGCGCTTTTTAACGGTCTAGGGTTTACGACTGATAAAATTCTTAAGCCCGTAGAATGGCGAGAAATCGCTGTTCTACGGGCTTTTTCTTTTTGCTAGAGCGCTGAAATTCGGGGGCGTTAGTAACGCGTAAGTAACAGACTATTCAAGGAGCGCGACGGCGTCCTGCATCGCCTGCAAGGAGATATGAGTATAGACGGAGGTTACGTCGTTCCCTTTATGACCGACTATCGCCTTTATGACGCGGTCGCTGACGCCTGCCTCGACTAGACGGCTAATGAAAGTATGGCGTGCTTCGTGGGGCGTATGGTTCGGGCATACAACTTCGAACTCTCGGCGGAACATGTCGTAAGACTTATTATACGGCACGTATGGCGCGAAAAACGGGGCTATTCGGGGCGAAATAGGGACGAGGCGAACTCCTGTCGGGGTCTTTGACTTTTTGACCGAAAAACAGCTGTTTTCGGCGTCTACGTCCTCGGGTCTGAGAGCGATTAACTCCGACGCCCGCAGACCAGTATAGAGCAATATAAGAGCATAAGGGCGGAAAGGATCATCAGAAGCCCAGACCGCAGTTATTTCTTCGAGCGTTATTACGCTCTTTATTTTTTTGTGGGGGTTTTTGCCGTTGATGCTGAGGAATTTTAAACGGTTCCGCGCTGGGTCGACTATCTCGTATTTCTCAGCATAGGCGTAGACTTGGTTCAGCACGATCTTCGCCAGTCTCAGCATCGGGGCGTTCTTTCCCGACATGTCGAATACTCGTTGGAGCTGTTCCAACTTAACGGCGTTAATGTCGACAGCCTGCAACGGCGCAAGGACAGACCACGCCGCCTTGTACGCGTACTGGAGCGACGACGAGATCCTCGGGAAGTGTTCCTCTCGCCAGCGGTCATATACTGCCTGCAACGTCATATTCTGGGTGTATATAGGCGACAAATTAAAGGCTCCCAGCGCCGTTAAAGCCTCCTGCTTCGTCTCATAATAGCCGACGACATAATATACGGGGTGACCCTTATCGTTCCAGCCGACTGTCTTTCTGGCGATCCACGGGCGGCGGCGGTTTCCTTTTAATTTAAAGACGGTTCCAAAGCCGTTCGGCATCTTCATAAGCGCCTCCTTACTTCGACGACCCTGCCGTATATGCGGATAGGTTTTCCAACTATCGGAGCATAAGCAGGGTTCAGCGGCTGAAGCATCGTCACGCCCTCCGTAATAATGAGCTTCTTAACGGTCGCCTCGTCGCCGTTAACGCCCGCAACGACAATGTCGCCGTTCTCAGCCTCGGGCTGACATCGCACGATCAAAACGTCGCCCGTTCTTAACTCGGGCTCCATACTGTCGCCGTCGACGCGTATGCCGAAGTATTCGCCTCTTAAAGCAAGATCTTCGGAGATCTCTTCATAGTCCACGACCTCTTGAATTGCCTCGAGGGGAATGCCTGCGGGTATAGACGCATAGACAGGCACCCGCACAGCCCTCTCCCGTCCTTTCGTTTCTTTATTTCCGAGCAGATAATCGACAGACACGTCGAAATAGTCCGCGACCCGTTGCAGGGTCGTATATTTCGGGACTTTCCTCCGCCATGATCCGAGGGTTCCGTTGGACATGCTCATAGCAAGTTCCGCTTGACGGAGAGAGACGCCTTTTTCTGCGGCGAGAGCGACGATTCTTTCATACAGACTCATAATTGTACCCCCAAAAATACAATATATATAGGCTAAAGAACGCATTTTCGCCTTGAAAGTAAATGCCGCGGCGTTTATACTTAGATACAAAATATAGGCTACGGCATTTAAAACAAGGCTCGACGTAACGTCTGGCGCCAAAATGTGGGGTTCTGGCGCGTTCAGTATAAGTTATCGTACAGCTCATGTCAATGTCGACAGCCGAAATATACACGAAAGGAGGGACGGCATGGACTACAAGGAGTTTAAAAAAGAGGTCAAAATCGCGCTTATCCGTAAGGGGTGGACGCAGGCAGACCTCGCGGAAGCTCTCGGGGTGAGTACGGTATACGTCAACATGCTCTTACGAGGCGCCCGCAGAAATACGGCACAGATCAAGAAAATTAAAGAAGTGCTGGGCATCAAATGACCGTCAAAGAGGCGGCAAGGGTAATGGGAGTGACTGAACAGTTTATCAGACTGGGGCTCCAGCAGGGACGCTTCCCGTGGGGCTACGCGGTCAAAATGAAAGGGCGGTTCTCTTATTACATAAACTCAAGGAGGTTTATGGAGCATGAGGAATTTAATTCTAAAGACATTAACAGGCTTAGCAACGGCGGCAGTGATGCTCGGGACGTGCAGTATGGACAGCGATAATCTCGCGATCCCTGCGGCTATGGTGCTCACAGGCGCCGCGTGGCTCCTCCTGTTCTTTGTGGCGAACAAGAGGGAAGAATGCTAAAGGGCGGAGGACACGAGTGGACGACCCACGAAGCATATGGATATTGCGACGCAGAGCGCGAATATACGTGGGTTATGCACGCCTGTCCGCTTGAATACTTTTGCCCGTGCTCAGAGTGCGGGGAGTTTACACCCGCGCTCGAGGTTGACGATGAATACGGGTATTGCGAGGACGCGGCGGAGTATATCGACGACATGCACGAATGCCCGAGCGGGGGAGCGTTCAAAGTGGAATGCTCAGAGTGCGATTATTACAACATCAAGGAGGAATAATAATGGAATTTAAGGTAACGATCATACAGGAAGTTAAATATCGCGAGGAGTGCGTTTTCACGTTTAACGACATTAACTGCGCGCTTAGTTTTATGCAGACGGCAATTAGCACGTCGCCTGAGAATACAGAGGTTCGCCTTACCGCGGTTATGAGAAAGGAGGAGGCAGATGAAAGCATACAGGCTCCTGAGAGCAGATGAAATCGAGGTTCGAATATCAACCTGCAACGCATACGGCGTCGGGCTCCTGCTTTACAAGGACGCCCGCGTCGATATGAACCTTCTCGACGAGGTTCACGGCTCCCTCGGCTGGCAGAACACTTATGAGCTCATCGACGGACAGCTTTTTTGCATCGTCGAGGTCTGGGACGCCGAGAAGTGTATGTGGGTCAGCAAGGAAAATGTGGGCGTTGAAAGTTATACCGAGAAAGAAAAGGGACGCGCCAGCGACGCCTTTAAACGGGCATGTTTTAACTTTGGCGTCGGCAGGGAGCTCTATTCAGCGCCGAACATGTTCGTATTTAAGCGGGATCTGAAGACGTTGGAGCAGGACGCAAACGGGCGTTATACCTGCAAAGACGTCTTTAAGGTCGAGAGCCTTGAATACGACGGCGACCGCATCGCATACGTTGCCGTCCGTAACTTAAAGAACGACAAGCTCCTCGAGTTCGGGACGCCTGTTGAAGTCCAGAAGCAGGTGCAGAAGGTCGGCGACGAGAGAGTTCCCGAGGTTAAAAGAACCGTGCTCGCGAGCAGGTGCGAGCATGAGGGCGTGAGCATAGAAAAGCTCCTCGCCTTGTATAAGATAGACTCTCTTGAGCAGGTGACTGAAAAAATGTTCGCTAACATATGCGAGCACTGGGAGCAGGTAAAGGAGGCGTGCTCAGTATGAAATTCACGGGAAAAGTGCAGGGCGTCCGCCAGAACTGGGAGACGGGCGCCAGCACGGTCACTCTAACGATCAACGAGCCCGCGGCGGTTAACGCTTTACAGCGGCTTAAAGATGGCGGCAAGGTCGTTATGGCTGACGTTGACGAGTACCGCAACAAGCGCGGCAGGAACGCGAACTCCTGCCTGTGGTGGTGCCTCGGACGTATCGCCAAAGCGCTGACGGTTGACACGTGGACGGTCTATTTAAAGATGCTCCGCCGTTACGGAGTTTTCGAGACGGTGACGGTCAACGTCGACGCCCTCGAAAACCTCCGCAAGAAATGGCGCGAGAGCGACATTATCGGGAGCAGGATCATAAATAATCGTCTTTACTGCGACGTCAACCTTTACTTCGGTTCGTCGACCTACGACACGGAGGAGTTCAGTGCTTTACTTGATGGCGTGATAAGCGAAATGAAGGAAATGGGGCTGGAGCCGCCTCTGCCCGAGGAGGTACGGGCGGCGCTGGAGAAATGGGGCAAGAATGAAGAGCGTGATTCAGCCAGATGATAGAGCCTGCATCATATGCGGGTCAGAGGTCACGGAGGAGCATCATATCTTCTTCGGGACAGCCAACAGAAAGCACTCGGAAGAGTGGGGGCTTAAAGTATACCTCTGCGCCGAGCATCACAGGGGCGGGCAGGGCGTCCATAATAACAGGGCGTTCGACCTTGCATTAAAGCGGCAGGCACAGCTTGTATTCGAGGAGGATCTCGGAACACATGCAGAATTTATGAAGATATTCGGGAGGAACTATCTATGAACAAGTTTATCGGCATCGGGAGACTGACAACAGACCCGATTATTACGGAGACGCGCGGCGAGGAACCTATGAAAGTCGCCCGTTACAATATCGCGATCGACCGCAACAAGAACGACGCGGATTATATCCAGTGCACGAGCTTTGGCAGGGTTGCAGAGTTCGCAGAACAGCATTTACACAAGGGCGTGAAAATAGCCGTTGACGGCAGGATTCAGACGGGGAGCTACAAGGACAAGGACGGCAAGACCGTGTATACGTGGTCGGTCGTCGTTAACCAGACTGAGTTCTGCGAGCCGAAGCGAAGCATTAACACGGAGCCGCCTGTAAGCATCGAGGACGAGCTTCCGTTCATGTAAACGCCCACAAGCCTTTTTAAAGGCGGTTTTTGTAACTAACAGAAATATACGTATTTTTCAAAAAGCGCGTTAAAAGGGCGCACAGGCGCCCACAGCGCGCTGAAAGGAGGCAGAGCGTGAATAAATACCACGCTGTAAAGATAACAACGCCCGACGGGACGTTCGACAGCAGAAAAGAATATACGCGCTGGTGCGAATTAAAACTCTTGCAAAAGGCGCACGAGATAACAGACCTCCGCAGGCAGGTCAGCTTCACCCTTATCCCGCCGCAGAAGTACGACGGAGGCGAGGAGAGGGCTGTGCGGTACGTCGCTGACTTCCAGTATTACGACAGATATGGACGCTTGCATGTTGAAGACGCTAAGGGCGTGAGGACGAAAGAATACGTTATCAAACGTAAGTTAATGCTCTCATGCTTCGGCATACACATTGAGGAGGTTTAAACATGGCGATGCAAAAAGGACAGAAGCGGAGCCCGTTCCCGATATGCAAGGAACAGCGAAAAGACTGCTTTGCATACGGGTTATGCGGACGGTGCATGGTGTTGACGGACACGGAGTTTAAGAGATCCTGCCCATTTTACAAGTCAAGGAGGAAATATGACGCAGACGCAGGAAATACTTGAATACATGCAGACACGCGGATCAATAACACAGCGTGACGCGCTCGAACTCGGCGTCTATCGTTTAGCGTCGAGAATATGCGACTTACGGAGGCAGGGCGTGGCGATCATTTCGAGCCGCCTGCCCGTGCTTAAGGCAGACGGGACGATAACGTACGTCGCGCGGTATTCACTTGTTAAGGAGGCGAAAGAATGAAAGGCGACGGCATGAAGGAAAAGTGGACGGCGGTCGGCATTACGTCGAGGTGCAAGTTCTGCGGCGGGCAGGGCGACCCGTTGCCAGTGCTGAATCTGGGCTTCGGGCGTCCGTATAACCATTATGTCTATGCGGTCGGGTGTCTGCGGTGCGGGACGCATACGTTACACGGCGAGACACCCGCGGAAGCGGTCGACAACTGGAATAAACAGCTATACAGCGACGATACGTATTTGTTACACGAAGAGAACCCGCTTACTGACGCAGGCGCCGAAAACCTCCTGCAAGCGATCGTGGCGGATCTCGTCAACGCATACCTCGAGGCGAGGCTTTTAGCGCTTGTCGACGATAAAGGAACCTGCCGCAAGGAGGCAAAAGAAGCCCTGCGGGGCATCATGGCGTGGTCTTCCGAGGCGGGGCTATCACTTGCAGGCGTCCAGAGAGAGCTTGACCGCGCCGAGGCGGAAATGCGGAAAGAGTGCGTTAAGGCGTATCGGGCGGCAGTGAAGAGCCAGATATTTAAGAGGAGGGCAGGAAATGGCAGAGCGAAGAATGCTGAGCAAGAAAATCGTTGAATCTGACGCTTTTCTCGACATGCCCTTATCCGCACAGGCGTTATATCTCCATTTAAACATGGCGGCGGACGACGACGGCGTTGTAAATGCGCCCAGACGCGTCCAAAGGACATGCGGGGCGGCTGACGATGATCTGAAGCTCTTGCAGGCTAAAGGCTTCGTTATCACTTTTGAGAGCGGCGTCATAGTTGTGAAACATTGGCGTATTAACAACTATATCCCGAAAGACAGGTATCACCCGTCGGAGTACCTCGAGGAGCTGGGGCAGTTACATATTAAGCCGAACAATGCGTACACTCTAGAGCCCTCGTATACAAGCTGTATACAGGCTGTATACAAGTCGGATACTGAGAATAGTATAGGTAAGGTTAAGTTAAATAATAACGCGCGCACGCGCGAAAAGAACAAGTATTTTAACTTCCCGCAAAGGGAGTACACGGAACGGGAGCTGGAAGCGTTAAGCAAGAACGTATTACCTAGCAAAACGGTAGGCGAAAGGAGGGGAGGCTAATGGGCGAGTTTTATATAACCGACGAACAGCTCAAAGAAATGAGAGCGCTTCCGCTTAACGACAAAATACAGCTCAGTGTCGCGAAGATCCTGCAAACGATCAATATAACCAACGGCAATATATACGTCGCTTATTCTGGCGGGAAGGACAGCGGCATAATACTCGACCTAGTCGCTCATACGTGGAGTATCACGAAGCACAAAGACGAGCCGTTATACGTTGGCTTCGCTAATACGGGCATGGAGTATAAAGGCATGGTCGACTTCGTTAAGTCTTTCGTTAAGACGACGGGCGAGAAATACGGCATCGAGGTTAAGCTCGTCATTACACAGCCGAAGAAGACTTTTAAAAAGGTCTTAGAGGAGGAGGGCTATCCCGTGGCTAGTAAGTGGACGGCGGAGTATATCCGCCGCGCCCGAGCCCAGATTACGGAAGCGGGGTTATCTATGCAGGACGTATTAACACGCGCCGACGGGAGTCGCGAAAGTTACAAGTGGCTTATACGCCATGGGCTGACACAGACAACAGCCGTTGCGATTGTCGGAGGCTTCGAGAGTAACGACGGGTGGAAGCGGTCTAAAAAATTTACTATTGCGAAACGCTGGCTCCCTCTCGTCTGGGCTCCCTTTAAGGTTTCAAATAAGTGCTGTGCCTTTTTAAAAAAACAGCCGCAACATGAACTTGAAAAGCTCGGCAGAAGTTCGGTAACGGGACTCATGGCGGAGGAGAGCCAGCTAAGGGAGCATCAGTACATGACGCACGGGTGCGTTAACGTTATCGCCAACGGGCAAGTAAAAGCCCAGCCCATGGGCTTCTGGACGTTCCAAGACGTATGCGAGTATTATTACAAATTTCCAGAGATCCCGCTTTTTAGCGCATACGGTAAAGCCGTTAAGAACGAGGACGGCACGTACGGACTGGACGGTAAAACGCTCCGAACGGGTTGTAAGCTCTGCCTCTTCGGCTGTGCTTTTAAGGACAACGGCATACACAAGCTGAGGGAGCTCGAGCCGCATACCTGCGAGGTGGCGTTAAGACCGCTTGAACAGGGCGGCTTCGGGTACGGGCAGGTCATTGACTACCTCAATACGTACTGCGGCTGTGATATTGATCTCGGGCAGAACGGGGAACAGTTAAACGTATTTAATTGCGAAGGGCATTTTTAAGGAGGACAAAAAATGGCTAAAAAGAATAACGCGGTAAGCACGCTGAAAGAAACACAGTGGAACGTCTTAAACATTACGCTGGTAAAGATCCTTGAGACGTTAACTGACATGACTGACATTAAAGAGACGTTAACTGACATGAAAGAGACGTTAAGCAACATTAAAGACCTGTTGGCAGTACAGGCGGCAGGCAAGGACGCGACTGCATCGGAGCCCGTGCAGTTAACCATTGACGAGGTTACGGAGGAAAAATATTACACACCCGAAGAATTGGCGGCGTTCGGCATAAGGGCGCAGGACGCGGACAAGTTCGACATATTCGACGGCGACGATATAGTTCTTAAAGATGTCTCTTACAGAAGCTATGAAAACGGCACACGGGGGAGCATATGGGACATGCTAGGCGTAGCACAGTCGACTTTCTCGCATAACTACACTAGCGGAAAACCCTTTAAAATGCCTGAGTATGGTATCAAGAATGGCGTGGTTAAGATGCACAGGAGGGGCAGATGAACGGCAGAGAGTACGAGATAATAGAGTATTATGGTTTCTTTCATCAGACAGAGAAGCTCTGCGAAGAGTGCGGGGAACTCATAAGCGCCATGATGCGCTATAACCTTGAACCGCGGTTAGAACAACGGGATCATTTGTTAGAAGAGCTTGCAGACGTTCAGGTGGTCTGGCGGCAAATAGTGGCTTATATGAGCGCGGAGGAGACCGTTAACAGGATCATAGACGAAAAGATTGACAGACAGCTTAAAAGGATAAAAAAGGAGGAGGATATATGACCGACGCGACGGAACTTACTTGTGAATTGCACTGCGATGAGGTCTATGAGCTTATATGCTTTATCGGCTGGTTTAAAGGAGTATGCGGCTATGACGACGTTAAGCCTGTATATGACAAGTTAAAGGAGTGGTTTAACTTAAATGTGAGAGGAGATAACACATGAACGATAAATATATAAGACAGAAATATATTATAGAGTTCGATTGTAAGAGCAGTGATTCAAGCGGAAAAGTATATTATAGGGTCGCGAAAACAACGCTGGACTGGCTCCCCGAAGAAACCGTTAAAAGACTGCCGCCGTTGGAGGAAGAACATATAATGGGCTATCCGTTGAAAGAGCTTGTAATATTCGCCGCCGCCTGCCGTAAGCAGAATATCAGCGACGATCAGCTCAGAGACTTCGTTCTTAACGTCCGCGCGGCGTATGAAATCATAATGTCTGAGGTCAGGGACGGCTTCGACGCGGTGCTCGATGAGAGGTGGAAAAAATGAAGCTAACAGCGGAAGAAATTTATACAATTATTGCGTTCATAAGGAACCATGAGCCTGATGAAATTCCAGAAGACATATGGGACGTTCTGGAAAAGCTGGAAAGGAGGTATGAAGATGAAACTTGTTGATGCGGATTCTAGAGTGCTGGTTACCATATACGACGAGGAACACGAGGAACACATAATAAAAAATATGTCGGTTGAGGAAATGCTTTATGCATATTCAAACGGGTGCCCGCTGAAAGAGATTGTGCTGTGTAAGGATTGCAAATACTACACAGCGCATGTTGAGACATTGACATATGCACACTGCCCACACATGAGAGAGGAGGATTATTGCTCACTGGGAGAAAGGAGAGAAGAATAATGTGGGTCGGAGAACGAGAAAAACCGAACTGTTTTGACTGCCAGTATTTCCGTATAAACCCGCCGATAATCGAGGAACCGTATAGGTGTACGCAAGGGGCGAAGCAGATGCCGAGTTTTTGGGAGCGGGAATATAAGACAGCTAATGACTGTCCGTTACGGGAAGCAGGAGGGAAGGAAGAAGATGGAAATTAAACGATGTCCGTTCTGTGGGTCAGACGACGTGCGGATTGAAGAAGATTGCCCGACTGGATTCACGGAAGTATATTGTGCCGATTGTGGCGTGAGCATAACGAGAGCACATGAAGCCGAGGCAATTAACGCATGGAATAAGAGATACAAGCCGACCACTAAGCGTGAACAGGGACTTATCGACGCAGGGCTGATATATCCGAAATGAATAGGAGGCGAAAGATGCGACAAGCTGAAGAGGATAGAGGAGAAAGAATGCAGGAGTTAAACATTATATACATGCCGTTGCAGGCACTGGAACCGTATGCAGGGAACGCCAGAGCCCACGGGGAAGAGGACGTCGAGGCAATAAAGAAAAGTATTGAGAAATACGGCTTTAATGATCCCATAGGCGTCTGGAGCGATCATAACGTTATTGTAGAGGGTCACGGCAGACTGGCGGCGGCTAAGGCGCTGGGGCTTGAAATGGTGCCATGTATTCGGCTGGATCACTTAACGGACGAGGAGCGCCGCGAGTATGCGATCATGCACAACAAGACGGCAGAGCTTTCAAGCTGGGACGCGGAGGCATTACGAAAGGAGCTAGAGGATCTAGACCTCGGGGACTTCGGGGACGTGTTCGCAGACGCGGAGGAGTTTGTGGACGGCGGGGAGTATCAAGGCGAAAAAGGCAGTCTTTCCGAGGACTTTATTGTCCCGCCTTTTACGGTGCTGAACTCGCAGGGAGGCGCATGGACGAAGCGGAAGAAAATCTGGAGCGAAAAATTCACACAATTCGCAGGGCGCGCCGATGAGTTAACATACAGTATGGAGGGGTTCAGAAAGGCATACGGGTTTTATATGCTATCGGGGACGTCTATATTCGACCCTGTGCTCTGCGAGGTTATGTATCGGTGGTTCTGTCCTGCGGGCGGCAGTATATTCGACCCGTTCGCGGGCGGAGCGGCGCGTGGCGTCGTTGCGGAGCTTACGGGGCACCATTACGTCGGCATCGACCTCAGCGCGGAACAGATCACGCAGAATAAACAGGAGGCGGAGCGCCTCGGCATCACGCCCGAATGGTATTGTGACGACAGCCTTAATATGGACGAGTATATAAAAGACGGCTCTGCGGACATGGTCTTTACCTGCCCGCCATATGCGGACTTGGAGGTATACAGCGACGACCCGAGGGATATATCCAACATGAGTTATGAGGACTTTTCGGACGTGTATGCACGCATATTAACGAGGGCGGCGGCAAAGCTAAAAGACGACCGATTCATGGCTGTTGTCATTGGAGACGTAAGAGACAAGGAAGGCATTTATCGGGGGCTCGTCGGCTTAACGGCGGATATATTAACCGCGGCGGGGCTAAAGTATTACAACGAGCTCATAAAGGTCGGCCCGATTGGAACCGCGGCATATAGAGCACGGCAGTGTTTTAGAAGCCGTAAGTGTGTAAAGATCCATCAGCAGGTTCTAATCTTTTATAAGGGAGCCGTTGACCATATACAGAGCATTTTCGCGGAGCTTAAAGGCGAGGAGGACGCACTGGCAGAAGCGGCACAAGATGAGGAATAAAGCGCAACAAAAAGGCACCCTTAACGGGTGCCTTTCTCTGCGTTAATATAAGCCTTTACAGCGGCGTTCATCAGTTCGTTGATAGATAAGCCGCGTTCTTCACAAAATGCCCTTATAGGGGCTTCTGTGGACTTTGGCAGGTATACAGTCGGGCGCCAGTAGGCTTTCGCCTTATAGGCGGCGACGTGAGCCTGTTGTTTCTTCGTTACCATGCGTCAACCTCCTTGAAGTGAGTGAGCTCGCTGAGCCCGAAGAGCTGGGTGTCTGCGAGGGTGTCAATAACGGTGTCGGTCTCCTCGTCGTATACGTCTTCCTCCGTATTGCAGAGCGCTGTTCCGTTCTCCTCGTATACGCGCAAAACAACTATACTCCGTCCGTTAAGCTCGTCGTAAAGTGCAAGTCCTTCCTTAATGTCGCTCTTTTTCATTTCTGATCCTCCTATTCTATCACTTCGCCGCCAGCGGCTCAACCTGCGAGCGTTTAAAGAATGCGGCTGTCTTCATGAACATATGTCTCTCGGGGTCTGCAACGGCGTCCTCGTCCTTCGGCGGCTTGTACTTCCAGATTGTCAGCTTCGTTATGGCATGTTCGCCTTTTTTAACGCTGAACCCGAGCTCTTTCCATGCGGCGAATGTGTGGATCTCCTCGGGTATCTCGAACGTCACGGTCTTGCCGTCTGCCGTCTCCGCCGTTAAGTAACGTCCCGTTCCTTGCAGGGCGCCCACTTGATGCAGGCGGACGCGCTCTCTTAAAATAATGTCCTCGTTCGTCATGATCTGTTCCTCCTTAAAAGTTAATGAAGCGGTATTTATAAGTGACCTGTGCGTACTGCACCCGTATTGACGCGGGCATAAGCCCGTAGACCTTGTCATATTGGCTGAGGTAGTCGGTATAAGCCTCGAGGCTGTCTTTGACGTTGTTCTTCAGCAGATAATACTTGTATGTCATGTTCGTTCTCCTTTCTGCCCGTATGCCCGTTAGCGCAGGCGTATATTTTACAGGTCGCTGAAGCAGGCACCCGCGTCGCTCTCGTCCATGCCGTTGGCGAGGCAGGTCATATATCTCTGCATAACGCGCCAGTTAACAATCTCCTTAATTCTGCCGTACTCTTTGCCAGTAACTTTTCGGCTCTTGGCTATCCATTCGAGCTCAAAGGATTCGTCGAGGAGTTCCTCGAGATCCTCCTCGCAGGTTATTGTCTTGCCTGCGGCTTCAAACGGGCAGGCGAGTTTCCCATCTCGTATGTCGTATATCATGCACCAGAGCTTGTCGTGCATCGCTTCGAGGTTGAATATCCAGCTTCCCTTAACGTAGTATGTCTTCATGTTCGTTCTCCTTTCGTATGCCCTGCCATCATCAGCGCAGGTGGGGCGGTTCCTGCGGACGCCCTCTCGGGCGTTTCGGCTTATTTGCTAAAGTGGAATTTTACTCCCAGTTTCATAAGCTCTCGTATCTTGGTAAGAGCGGTATAGCTTATAACGGCTCCTTTCTCGCCCTCGTAGTCGAAGAGTTTAAAGGCGGAGTCTAGGCCCCATTCGTCCTCGTCCGTCCACTTACCTTCGAAGATAAAGTGCTCTCCCTCTCCGTTCCAGTTCTCCTCGTACCTTATACGTTCCTCGTATTCATTTTTTCTTGCCATGATCCTTTCCTCCTTTAGTGTATTCGGCTTGCCATCATCGGGTAGCAGGTCGCCGTCCCGCTACGACGCCCGAAGGCGTTTCGGCTTATCGCTTGTCTTCTTCGGCTTTCAGTAGAGCGGATATTTCCGTAACCTCTTCCCAGTATTTCTGAGCCTTTATCTCGGCTATGGGGTCGCCCTTCTTTGCGAGCTCGTCTTCCTTCGCCCATTTCGCGAGTGCCGTATGGTAAGCGTAGTTTAAAATTCTTTCGTATGTCATTTTTATGTCCTCCTTTAATGTTTTAACTTGATTGTATTTTACACCTTTATACTATTGCCGGCAATAGTATTTCGAATAAAGTACAATAAAAATTAAAGACACGAAAAAAGCTAGTAAATAAAAGGGTTTCAAGGGAATACAATATGCTTTTTAATACCGTTATAAGACCAAAATGCGGCGCTGTGATATACTTGACGTAAGTAACAAGCTAGTAACAAGGCTATTTTAATTATTTGAGCATAAAAAAAGGGCGGAGCATGGCAGGAAGAAAAAGCAAATACTATGAGCACGTCCTGCCCGAGCTGGAGCATATTAAAGAATGGGTCATGAGCATGAGCGAGAAGCAAATTGCAGAAAGACTCGGGATCTCGGAGCAGACACTAAACAACTATAAGAACGAGCATGAGGAGCTTCGGCAGGCATTAAAGGACGGGCGGAAAGCCTTGTGCTCGGAGCTTAAAGACAGCCTCCGTAAAAAGGCGCTGGGCTTTACTTACACGGAGACGAAGACCGTTATCCGCAAGGAAGGCGACAAGGAGATTCGATACATTGAGAAATACGAGAAGTATGCACAGCCCGACACGGGCGCCATTCATCTCTTATTGAAGAACCTTGACGACGACTGGCACAACGACGACGTAAAAACGCTCGACCTTAAGGCGGCGCAGGTTGAAATACAGAAAATGAAAGCAGAAATGGAGGAGTGGGACTAATGGCAGACCTTGGAATTGCAAGCGTTGCGGCAATAACGGCGATATGTTACGTGGGGGGCATGGCGCTTAAGGCATGGGGGCGCGTCGATAAATATATACCGTGCATTATGGGGGCACTCGGCATGATCCTTGGCGCAGTGGGGCTCTATATTATGCCCGACTTTCCTGCGGCAGATATTATCACAGCAATAGCAGTCGGTGCCGTATCGGGCTGGGGTGCGACGGGCATTAACCAGATCTTCAAACAGCTCGCAAAAGACGAATGAGCGGCGATATAGTCAGCCTCGTAGTGGCAGTCATAGCCTCCTCGGGGCTGTGGACATTTCTGTCAAGGGTCTACGACAACAGGCGGAAACAGCTCAGCAATAGTGAGAAGATAAGCCTCGGCGTGGCGCATGATCGAATAATGTACCTCGGAAATATGTACTTAAAGAGGGGCTATATTGAGCCCGACGAATACGAGAACCTCCACGACTTCCTATATGTTCCGTATCGGGACATGGGCGGCAACGGCGCCGCGGAAAGGATCATGAAAGAAGTGGACAAGCTCCCACTGGGAAAAGACGAGGACGAGGGCAGACATGAAGGATAAACCGAAGAAGTTAAGAATATTCATCAACAACTTAAAGGGCGTTCCCGTCGTTACGGCAGACGATATTATCGAAGAACTGGGCGAGGGAGCGCTTAAAGAGCTTTCAGACGAGAAGGGAGAGGACAATGGCATACAGTAACAGCTCCCTTGTGAGTTATACGCTAAGGAGCCCGAACTATTCGGTCGGGCGCTGGTGCATCAACCGCGTGACGATTCACTGCGTCGTCGGTCAGGTCTATATCGAGCGGCTGGGGCAGATATTCGCGAACCCTGCAAGGCAGGCGTCCAGTAATTACGGCGTCGCCCGTGACGGGCTTATCGGTCTGTTCGTGGACGAGAAAAACCGTTCATGGTGCACGAGCTCGGCGTGGAATGATAATCAGGCAGTCACAATAGAGGTCGCGTCTGACAGCTTTCACCCTTATGCAGTAACGGACGCGGCATTAAAGGCGACGATTGACCTTGTTGCGGATATATGCAGGCGTAACGGCAAAAAGCGCGTCATATGGATTGCAGACAAGGCGAAGAATCTTGCATATGTTCCAGCAGACGACGAGATCCTCCTGTCAGTTCATCGCTTTTACGCGAATAAAGCCTGCTGTGGCGATTATCTCTTTAAGAGGCATAGTTACATAGCCTCGGAGGTAAATAAGCGCTTACAGGCGCCCACGTGGGGCGTAGACGACTACGTCGGCGGGCTGTATAAATACGCGCTTAACAGGGCGGCAGACGCTGGCGGATATAAGAGCTGGTGCGACCGCCTTATGTTCGGCGGCAAGACTGCGGCGGAGGTTGCGTGGGGCTTCTTCGGCTCAAAGGAATACGTTAAAAAGCAGACGCCCGACGAGCGTTTCGTTCAGCAGCTATATGAGGCACTCCTGCGGAGGGAACCCGACAAGACAGGTAAGAAGCATCGCCTTAAAGAGCTTGCAGATGGAGAGAGCAGACGGCAGGTCTGCGCTCATATAACGAACAGCAAGGAATTCAAGAAGTTTTGCGACAGGAGGGACATCAAATGTCGGAGCTGACATATAACGCCGTCGGAAGCGACAAGACGCTTCTGGATATTACGAGCCTCATCTTGAAGGAGATCGTCGTTGAAGAACAGAACGTAACGACAAACACGAACGGACAGGCGGCACTCAACCTGCCGGCCGTAGCACCGGACATCTTCGTGCTGGGAGTATGGACGAAGACGAACACCACGACAAAAATCGAGCCGTACATAGGAGCGACCTCGGGGCAGTGGTGGATCTCCTGCCGTAGAGTCTCGGACGACAGCAAGGTAGCCAGCACATCACTGTCCGTTAATATCGCCTATATGTACGCGACAGTATGATAACGAGATCGTCCTTCTACAAAAGCGACGCGTGGCAGAAGTTCCGCAGGATCATTATCAGCGAAAGAGCGGACGAGAACGGAGCTGTTCACTGCGCCGCCTGCGGCAAGGTCTTGTTGAAGACGCGGGATATACAGGTAGATCATATCAACGAGTTAACGGACGACAACTATAAAGACGTTAACGTCGCATTGAATCCCGATAACGTCCAGCTCCTCTGCATAGACTGCCATAACGCTAAACATGAGCGTTTTCAAGGCTGGCAGGCACCGAAGCCAAAGAAGGTTTATATCGTATGGGGTTCGCCGTGCGCGGGAAAGCGAACATATGTAAGCAAGAGGGCAGGAAAGAACGACCTTGTTGTAGACATGAACAAGCTCTGGGAAGCGGTCAGTATCAACGGCAAGGACAGACCCGACAGGCTTAAGGCGGTCGTCTTTGACCTGCGGGAGAGCTTATACGACATAGTTAAGCACAGGAGCGGCAAGTGGCAGGACGCTTATATCATTGTATCGGCGCCGCGTGAGGGAGACAGGCAGAGACTCATGGAGCGCGTTAACGCTTCGGAGATTATTCACATTGACACGGATAAAGACACCTGCATCAGCAGGGCAAGGACGAGTGAATTAAAAGAGCTCGTCATAGAATACTTCGACAGGTTTCAGGCTTGACCATCTTTTCACCTTTACCGTTGCGTCCTTAAAGCAAGGGCGCTTCGGCAAGGGTGAAAGCCCTTGAGGCTTCGTGTATAACACGTCCTCCTTGACGGTCGCGCTCTCATGCAGGGCGCTTCCGTGAGGGCAGACCCTCCCCCGTATGCGAAAAAAACAACGACGGGGGTAATGTAACAGGCGGGGGCAATTCT